GTTCTCTAATTACTTTTAGCATCTTTGGAATGTTGTCTTTGAGGATCTGTTCATTTGCTAATTTTGAAGGATATAAAATATATAAATCTTTTTCACAAGATAATGAAAGGATTCTTTCATACACTATGTCTGATCGTAGACAATGTTCGCGTATTCTTTTTTCAAACGTCAATTCGCTACACCATCTTTCACAATCATATCCAAGAACAACAATCTATCTTTATGTATACTAATGTCATAATCTTTCCATTTTTCTATTGCATCCTTATATGATTTTTTAGCTGTTTCTACTTGAAATAAAATATCTTCTAACAGCCAAAGACGTAATTTATCTCGTATTTTATCCTTTAATTTCACTCTCTCACCTCACTATTCAAAGATTCCCTCAATAACTTTCAACTTAATACTCTGACTAAATTCTGAACCAGCAGCTTTTGGATGACCACCGCCACCAAATAAACTTGCTACATCTTTACCAAGATCAATATTTTCTTTAACTGTTCTATAAGATACCGTACAACCATCAATATCAATCATAGCTACAAAATCAATTTCAGGATGCATTTTACAAAGTTTATTACCTAATTCACTAACAAACCTATCTGCAAATACAAAACCACAAACCTTACCACACATAAGACTGGTAAACATAGTTTCATTCTTCTCTTCGATATATCTATCAATTTCATCCTGTTTAATCTTTAGAACAACCTCATCTTTAGCATATAATCTTGGGAATACCTCATCATGGATTTCTGAAACGCACCAATGAATAAAATCATCTCGACCATACAGATAAAGTAAGTCATTTACCTGCTTACAAATAACACCGTCTTCACCGAGTTCTGACCATCTCCAAGTGTCGTAATCTCTCACTAATTCAGCAAATCTTCTTAATGTATCTGAATTTTTCAAGTAACCATTCTTGATCAACCAATAATAAAACATCTCTGTTCCACTGGTTTTAATAATTCCAAGTTCCATATCTTCATACTCAATAGTCACAGAACACCAAAGATATTTATTAAGCCCAAGAGCTGTTGGATGATGGTCTAATAAATAAAAATTATTAAATCTGTCATCAATAATTTTCGCTGTGTCTTCATTTACTCTAATATCTGTAATAATACACATATCAAATTCTGTTTTACTATCAATAAACTCCCTGACACTTGAATCAATGTTATCGTAATCACAATATGAAATATCTACATCATCTCCGAATGCAAGCTTTGCCAAAATACCACAACCGATTCCATCTAAATCTGTATGACTGAATAATTTAACCATGTAATCTCCTCTCTGCTATTTCTAATAATTTTTCTTTCTCATTTATATTTTCTCCACTAATAACTGAATCCAACAGATCATTTAATACCTCACCAATTTCTTTTCCTGATTTATATCCAATAGTAATTAAATCCTTACCATTGACTGCTAAATCCTTTAGAGAAAAACATTCATCATCCTGTAAGACTTCTTCTAAAATATATCCGATGTTATCAATCTTCTGTAATCTTGTTCCCTGATTAATGTCTGCTTGTGCTTTAATATCAGCTCTACGAACATTTAACAGTCTTCTAAACTGTTCTTCTCCGATTTTATTAAGCCATCTTTTGACATATTTCTCTCCAACCTCAAAAGTAGCATCATGATAATAGACTAATTCAACAACTTTCTCTCTTGTGTCATTATCAAATCTTAATCGCTTCATTATTTCATTGGTCATATCAGCACTTACTCTTCCGTGACCTTTAAAATGTCTAATGCTGTCCTCACTGTCTTGATAACAATGTGGCTTTCCAATATCATGAAAAAATACAGCCAATGACGTAATCAAATCTCTTGGATTCAAGTCAGGTTCACAATCACATTCATAAGCTTGTACTGCACGTACTGTATGATTCCATACATCATAGATGTGATATGGATTATTCTGTTGAAAGCCAAACATGTCTTTAATTTCAGGAATGAGTAACGAGAATACTTCACGGAATAATCCTATCTGTATATAAAACTCGCTTGATAATGCAATTTTACAGAACTCACTGTTGATTCTCTCAATAGATATATTCTCTAAATTCTTATACATTTTATGAATATTCAAACTTACATCAGAATCAACCACAAATCCCAGTTGTGAAGCAAACCGAATAGCACGTAAAATCCTTAAAGCATCTTCTGAAAATCTATCCTCTGCTCTACCAACACATCTGATTTTATGATGCTCAATATCTTCCATGCCATTAAACGGATCTACAAGACCAACTACATCGTTATACGCCATTGCATTGATTGTAAAATCTCTACGCTTCAAATCTTCTTTAAGACTTCGTGTAAATGTTACACTATCAGGTCTACGACTATCTGAGTAATTACCGTCAATTCTGTAAGTGGTGCATTCATATCCTCCACCGTCAATTAAAATTGTAATAGTTCCATGCTGCAATCCAGTTTCAATAATTCTCTTGTCCTTGAATACTTCCATCATTTCATCTGGTGTGGCAGAAGTTGTAATGTCATAATCGTGAATTGGTCTGCCAAGAATACTATCTCTCACACATCCTCCGACTAAGAAAGCTTCATATCCATTGTTTTGTAGACTATGGATAATTTCATTTGCACCAGATGGAATCTCAATTTTTAGATTAGATTTCACCTTTTACCACCCTTTCATTTACACTAGCAATAAATTCATTGATAGCTTTATAATTAGGATTATCAGGAAGACTTGTGTTTTTCTTCGCATAATCCAATTTCTTTTCATAATCATTTACCATTTCAAAGAATTCTTGGATTGGCTGATCGTTACTATCCAAATACTTACCATTACGAATATCCATAAGTAACTCATGTTCGTCTTCTCTATACGTGACTATTCTCTCTTTTTCAAGAATATCCAAACACATCATGTACAGACGAATCAAATGCATTGAATGTTTAGCGATTTTACCATGTTCAATTGCTTTTTCATTTCTCTTACCAATTTTTCCATACTGACGAACTGTATTCTGAAGCTCATTCCACATAGAACAATAATCTCTTAATGGGTAATGATGAAGATTTACGTCCATAAATATTTCTGTGTCATAACCTTCCTGCACAGCTTTATCAATATATAATTTCATAGAATCATCTTCATATGGTGTATATTTCTTTGTGAAGTCAGTCTGCATAAATTCAAGAGTCTTTAAAATATGTTTCTCTAATTCAGACTGCGACATTTGATGTGCAGTTTTCTGATTTAATCTGTATAATTGCTGATTAGCATAACCGCCAAACGAATAACAAGCTCTCTTTGATAAAAATAAATGTGCATTATCAATTAGTTCCTGACCAATAGATGATACATAAAAGTAATGTTCAGGCTTATTTCCAAGCATTTCTATTGTATTAGGATTAGTGTTACTCAATAATGCGATCAATTTATTAAATGCATAAATCGTGGTATCTGTTTCATTGTTTGCAAATTGCTCAAAATTCTCATTAGTGAGAATCTGCATTTTACTATTCAATGTACAACCACGAATATCTAAATCACTACACTCATTATTTGTTCCATATGCATGACTTCCACCAAGAGTTAAGATAATAATATTGTTACCCAAATTCTTATCTGTTCTTAGAAAGTCATACTCTTTTGATTTTAATTTGTCCTTAATCTGTTCAATTGTCATTGTCTTAACCACCAAAATTTTATATATTTGTTTTTGCACGTTCTTTGAAATTAGGAATATCTTTACTGTCTTTATTTCTTGAACGAATTAGATAGATATACATATAAATCAGACATCATTTTTTCACCCCTCAACAAAATTATTACCGTCCATAATTTCACGGATATTCTTAATCATATCCGTTACTTCACCATAATCACCACCAAAGGCATTACCTGTGGTTTTGATCTCGTAAATATAATTCTCTGGTTTATTTGTATACTCTACTGAATAGCCATGATACAGAACTGTACCTTTAGGAATTGTTACTGTTGCATATGTGTCAAGATAATCTCTTTTTAACTCTTTCAGACAAGACTGGCATCCTTTATTGTATGTTTTACAATTGTCTCTTCCTGTATTATTGACTTTCACAATACGATTTGTTTTCTTAGAATAATCCTTGTATAAGAATTTATTTACAATAAGCAGCACACCATCTACAATTCTGTAGACATCTTGATATTCTGTATTTGCCAATACCTCCATCTACTCATCACCTTCTTTCAACGCAGAACTTGCATATAACAACGAATCATATGGCACAATATACTTCTCAGGTATATTCGCAAATGCTTCTATAACTTTATCGAACTCTTCCTTGTCAACCATGAAATCATCATAAACTTTTAATTCTGCTCTAAGCCCTCTCGAATTTTTATTAATATTAGTTGTACTCATCTCTATAAAACTCCAACGCTCTAATTGTTATTTCCATCAATTCCTGCTGATTTTCTGCTTTCTTTTGATGTGCTTCTGTGCTACCAAAATTAGCTTTTAACCGATATATCCGGCATTTAGCAGACTCAATCGCACGTTCTACTAAATCATATTCTTTATTATAATTACGACAATCTTTGCAAAAATCTGGATGACCGTCAGAGTTACATCTATCTGGTGGAACTAAATTATCTTGAAGTTCGTATCCCATGCCACATCTGTACATAATACTTATTCTCCATTTTATAAAATCTCAATATCAATACACAACATATCATGCAGATTCTTAATCTGTTCTTCGGTCGGTTTCTTCCATGACATTATATCTGTAACATTAAAAACTATCACTCCACACAGTTTGATTCTTGCAATTGTTTTTGGTGGGCAATATTCTACAACTTCAGGCATCGGAATGTTGTAACTTGTTTTTGGTAATTGCGATTTCTGTGAATGTTCAAATGCTCTCAATTCATCTTTTCCAAGCCATTTCACCCATGCTCCACAATCATCACAATATAATCCTGTATTATTTCTTTTTACTTCTGTATGTAATGATGTACTTCCACACTTTTTACAGCAATTTTGATACATAATCTTCACCTCGCAAACTCTTATTCATTATGACCATCAAGTGCCATCTCACTAAATCTCTTCAAAACATCAGGAATATTCATTCTCTCGATCGTTTCTTTCGCAAGATTCTCTTTCAACTTCTGTTCCAGTGACTTCACAAGACTTTCTTCCACTTCTCTTTTTGCAGTAGCAATCATATTTTCTACTTTTGTACCAAGTTCTTTTTCCAAATATTGTCTCGTAATAAGATTGGCAGCTGACAGCTTCCTGTCACTGGAATAACTTGCAATGCGTCCGTCTCTATTGTATCTTTTCTCCATTGATAACTTCGCAATGTTTTAAATCAAAAGGCTGATGACAGTAATAACCGTTAGCAGATTTTGTATGACCACACGGATATTTCTTTGGTTTGTAACCAAATAGTTTAAATAGTATCCACTGGATTTTTGCCAATCTATATGGTTCTATTTTTATCTCCCATAATAAAAATTTCATCACATTATCTCCTTCAACATTGCAATTTTCTGTCTGATTTCATCTCTGTGCAGCATAACTTCTTCTCTATCATCGCTTGTGATAAATTCAGACCAACCTACCAAATCTTTTTCAATGTCCTCTATTAGTTCTTTCGTAAGCGCCAAATGTTCCTGCGGATTTTCTAATACTCTGATTTCCTCTATAATTGTAGGCGAAAGATATTTAGACTATTTCACTACAATTACGGAGGAGAGGTTATGGCAACTACTCGCAAAGC